CCCAACAGCAACACTGGTGGTACCATGGTGCTCCCCTTCGTGTTTCCTCATGAGTATGTTCCCATTGACGCCAATTTCACAGCGTCGGCTGGTACATCTGTGACTACCACAACTGCTGATTTAGGGGAGCTTAGGATCGATTCGGTCGGTCTCTTGACGTTTCTAGGCTCGAATGCTCCGGATGCTGTCGACATTACGATCTTGATGAGTCTCGAGCCGGATTATGAGCTTGCTGGACCCACAGTATATCTTCAATCTGGTGAAGATCATGGTGGTAGCAAGATTCATGCTAAGGCGCCGAAGAACCCTAAGTCAACCTCTTGGTCGGGTATGGTTTCGACTTACGGTCCTACTATCGCTCGTCTCATGGGCTTTACCAATCCGCCATTGTTGACAGACGTTCCGAGCTATAAGATGCAGAATGTGCCCAATCTGTCCAATTCACAGCTTTCGGCTAGAGATGAGGTGCTTGCTTTGCACCCGGAGACTACATTGGCGTCTTTGAACGAATCCCTCGGTGGTTCCGAATCTGATATGTCATTATCCAATTTGGCGCAGAAGGAATCCTATTTAACAGCTGTTACGTGGAAGGCCACTGGTGCCACTAGCGTCACCAACACGGTGCTTTTGTCAAGCTTTGTCCATCCGTGCATTTCTCCCACTTTTGTTAGGACTGGTGCTTACGCATCTTTTTATGATCAAGTCGTATCGTTGCCCATGGACTGGGTTGCACAGACCTGCCGTTGCTGGACCGGTGACATCATTTTTGGTTTTGAGATTATCACAACGCCTTTCCAGAAGGGTCGTCTTAAGGTGTCTTTTGAACCTTCTGGAGCTTTTGGTGCGGTTGCAGATTCCATTGGCATCAATTACACCAAAGTTCTCGATATATCTGAAGGAACCAAGTTTGAATTTCGCGTCCCGTACATGGCCACAACACCATGGCTTCTCACTGACCACACTGATCCTACTGATAGGGGCATCGCATTAACCAATTGGACTCATGTGTCTCCTAGTTCGCTCGATTACCCTGTCGAGAGTGTTGTCAAGTACAACCCACGCACAATGAACGGTGCCAT